ATTATGTTTTCATACTTTAAAAATATACCATCTTAGCTATTTTAAAAATAAAGCTTAATTGTAGCTATAACATGATTTGAATCAATCACTTTCATCTTTCAAATAAAATTAGTTGAGGTTTCTTCTCCTTAAAAATGTCGTTGGTACTAGAGATTATGGCAATTTTTAGTTATAATAAGTATATAAAAATACTTAAGCTAAATTAGCTATCATGACGATGTTAAGACATAAATTTAAAGCTATACGTTGCCAGCAGGACGGTTTTAAATTTGCCTCTAAAAAAGAACTCAAAAGATATAATGAGCTAAAAATACTCCAGCAAACAGGAGAGGTTAAATTCTTTCAAAGACAAACCCCATGGCATTTACCGGGAGGAGTAAAATACGTACTTGATTTTCAGGTAAAATGGACTAACGGAAATGATACTTATGAAGACGTAAAAGGCTACAAAACACCGCTGTATTTAACAAAAAAGAAAATGGTAGAAGCAATTTATCCCATTAGAATTACAGAGATTTGAACTATCATGGATTACAATAGCTTAACCTCGGATATGCAAACCTACATGTTACGTAGCGATTCTCCTTACGTAACTAAGATACCAGACCTTATTCAGCAGGGTATCATTAGAGTATATAATAATGCTAAAGATTTGGGGTTTGAGATTAGAACCGAAATAGTAAACAATACCATAGGAAGTTCCAGTATTAGAAAACCTGGTAATTGGCGTGAAACAATAAGTATTTTAATGTTTGATAATGCTACTCGAACTGCTTCTTATTTATCACCAAGAAGTCGTGAATTTAATTTGACATACTGGCCAGCTGGATATCAAAACGAGAGAGGAAGACCAAAATATTACAATGATGGTGTATATAATTTAAATAATGTGGATATAGCAAATACATATGGAAATTTTTATTGGAATGTAATACCTAATTTGGATCAAGCTTATACTTTTGATATCATATACCTTGCTATACCTTTATTTAATGCTGATAATCCTGTTAATTTCCTAACCCAGCGTTATCCTAATTTACTTCTTTACTCATGCCTTATTGAGGCATCTATTTTTCTTGATAATGAGGATAAAAGAAATAAGTATCAAATGATGTTTAAAGAAGAATTAGATACCATTAATAGAATAAACAGCGATAGAAGTGCCGATAGAACGATAATAAGAGAGAATAATTAATGCGTGTACCGTTTGTTTATAAACCGGGTATTCAAAGAGATGGGGGAGATTTTCAAGATGAGTACTGTATTGACGGTCAGTGGATAAGGTTTGTCGGCGGTAAAATAAGAAAGATGAAAGGACAATCGGAATTAGTAGCTCCTGAACCTCTAGAGGGTATAACGTTTTTAGATATGTATTTTAACGGGACGAATCCTATTTTAATTTATGCTACTATTGACGGAGTACATCGCTGTATTGTTAATGACGGACTAACTAATATTAGTAACGATACAGAAGTTCTTGCAGGACTTGATAATAACCTGAGTAGAACATGGCAAGGGGTTAAATTTATCAAGGACGGTAGAGCTGCATACGGCTTACTTATTACCTCTAACGGCAGTAACATGTTAAGTAATGTTAACGGTACTTTATCCTGGCGTTATTTGGATGAGGATGAACCTTTTGAAGTTCCGCAGCAGGTTGAAGCCTCGGGCGGGATATTATATTCTAATCCGTGTTTGTTTCTATACGGCAATAACGGCGCTTTACTTTGGAGCAGAACAAGCGACCCGCTTAATTTTAGCGGTGAAGATTCAGGGAAGGAAACCATATCCGAAAATAAACTTATTTTTGGAGCAAGTATTAGAGGCGGTACGAATGCACCCAGTTTTTTATTCTGGACTGAAAACTCTGTAATATACTTGACCAACGTTGCTGATAGCAACGCTCAAGTTCCTTTTGATTTTCAAAGAGAAGTAGTAACAAACAATTCATCGGTCATGTCTTTCCGGTGTATAGTGCAGTATGATAGTTTGTTCTTTTGGCTTGGAACGGATCGTGCTTTTGTTTACAATGGAATAGTCGACAGTATAAGAAATGATGTTAATTTTCAGTTTTTTTTAGAAAATGTCGATTTAACAAAAAGACAGAAAATTTACGGTTACAAAGTAGCTAGGTATGGTGAAATCAGATGGGCTTATCCGGAAAAGCGTTATAGCAATAGAGCCGATATTGGTTGTACTAGAGAGCTTGTTTATAATGTGAGGGAAAATAGCTGGTATGATAATGCGGTTCCAAGAGACTGCGCTACCGTATATGAAGCAAGCGGGGATATATTCAGCTTTGGTGATAGTTGCAGAAACTACCCGTATAATCCTGATAACGCTTATAAAGCTATCTGGAAACAGGAAACGGGATACGATGAAGTTAGAAGAGACGGGTTACATTATAATATCCCTTCATTTTTTACTACTCCGTATTTTGGATTATCGGCATTTAATCCTGCTAAAAACGGGAGCGTAATTGATAAATATTTGGTACTTGATCAAATAGAGCCTGATTTTCCTGCTCCGGAAGGATATACTAGAACTGTAGACGATATTCTAGATATAGGAGTAAGTTATAGAAAATATGCGACTACTCCGAAAACTGCCACCCACCCGGTTAATTTTAATTTAAATTCTGCCGATAGTCCTGGTAAAATAGATTTTAGGGTTTCGGGAAGATTTATGACCATTACTTTTGCTTCTGAGTATCCTTATAATGTGGGTAATATTTTAATTAATTTTAAGGAAGGGGATAATCAGTGATAAGAAATTTGCCCTTCCCTAAATATATAAGTTTTAACGGGTGGGCGGCAGAGCTAATTAAAATATATCGAAGCGAAAGATTACCCGTGCCCAGAGAAGCTGAAGAATGGCAGGAATGGGCTAATAAAATTGCCGGGATTGGAGTTTTTAGAAAAAATGCCGTTCCTGCTGCAACTACTACTAAAGGAAGTAAAAAAGCCGATTTATTTAAAAATTGGGAAGACTGGGCTAGGGCCGTCTATATTATCATGATTACAAGTAGAGACAAACAATGAAAAAATATAACAAAAAAGATATCAATTGCCTTTTAGAGCAAATCAGGAAGAAAGGCCGTAACGGCGACACTGAGCTTGCTCACGTTAATCCGCTCGAGGCTATGATGCTTAAAAGAATGGGAGGAAGCGGAACTATCAACCCTAAAACAGGTTTACCTGAATTCTTTTTTAGAGGAGTAACAAACTTTATTAGAAATCCTGCTAAAACAATAAAAAAATCTTTTAGAAATGAGAAAGCTATAAAAAGAACATTAGCAGATATAGGTTCTACTGCTGCCGCAGTATTTGGAGGTCCTATAGGCGGTGCTGTAGGTGGGGGTATTAGAGCAGCTGTCCGAAAAGAAAACCCTTTAATTGGAGCTTTAAAGGGTGCTGGATATGGTACAGCAGCACCTATGGTAGGTAACTTAGCGGGTCAAGGATTAAGTGCTTTAGGTGCAAATAGTTTAGGAAGTACCTTACAAAATTATGCTACAAACAACATGGGTAGTTGGCTAGGTAATATGGCTCAAATCGGAGGAGGAGTAAGAGGACTGGGTTTACCATTTACGGGTTCTGAAAAATCACTTGGAGTATCAGATTATTTAACAGGCGGATCAGCTTTATCTAGTATGGGTGGCAATAAAGCAGAAAAAGGTGCCGGTGTATCTGCCGGAGATGATACTGAGAGTTATTTACAGTATTTACTTGCCAAAGAAAAGAAAAAGGACAACATGAGTTTCATGGATAAACTACAGGATAATAGTATGAACTTTTTAAGTAAACCTAAAAACCTTTTAGCTCTCGGTACTACAGGACTTACTCTTTATGATAGATTCAATCAACCCAAACCTAAATCGGCAGCACAAGAAGGTAAGGAACTGAAAGAGAAAATGCTGGCTCAAAGATTAACTCCTGAAGAATTAGCCGCGCAGGAGCAATATGAACTTCAATTGGAACAAGCAAGACGCCGAAATGCCCGCAAGAAATTTACACCGGAAGAGAAAATAGACATTGAACCTATTTATAGCAGGGTAAGTACTCCGGATGAGTATAGGGCAACCGGTAGATGGCTAAATTATTATAACAACCCGCAATTTTCTGGAACTCCTATAAGGTTTTAAATCATGTCAAAAACCAGCTTATCTTTTGATAAATTAAGGAATAAAGCAAGAGGGATATTAGTTAGAGATAGTAGCAAATTATCAGGTACTAATTACGTACCTTATCCGGGTAAAACTATTGCTCCTATGTCTGCTTTAACGCAAAGGGCGCAAGCCTTAGAACAAAGGCGTCTAGCTAAAGGTATGCCTTATCAATCAGGACTTCAAACATTAGCAAATGCAAATGCGGAAGGGCTAACAAGAGAAAATATAGCAGATATTTTAAGAAATCTTAATGAAAAACATAGTGCCTTTAATGAAGGAATAGTTTTTGATAAATTAAATAGGCAGTACGGAGCTAGTTTTGCCCCTTATTCTGATAAGTTAAAAGAAAAAATGGCTCAAGATAGGGGCATCAAGCTTAATGAACTTGGTTCTGATATAGAGAATTTAAATGCTTCAATAAAAGAATTGGAAGGTAAGAAAAACCGCTCTGCTTTTACGGCCCTCTCTCAGTCTGCTAAGGCTAAAGAAGCAAGAGAAAAAGGCTTAATAAGCGATCTTTACGGCTACGGAGAACAAAAACACGGCATAGTAAATAAAGGGCTTACGGCAGAAAAAGCTAGGTTTGAAGCCGAGAGGGATGATCCTTATGTAAGATTACAGAATTTACAGCAGGTATTAGATACTATTGGAAGCGGCGAAGAAGGACACCCTGATTTGAATACTTTAAATGCTCGGCAATTAGTAAAAGCTTTACAAGCTTATGGGGTAGATACTAATAAACCGGTTAATCAATGGGAAAGTTCCGATAGAGTTAATATGCCTGTTTATCAAGGAAAACTAGTAGAGCCAATTAATCCGACAATGGATAAGTCATATAAGCTAGCTGAAGAGTTAAGCCCTTTCTATAAAGATAAAAATTATCCTGATCGTAAATTAACTCGCAAAAGTATAATCAATACGCCTAATTCTATTAATCAAGTTGTTGAAGGATTACCGCAAAGCTTAAATCCTAAGTTTGAAGCCCTTAACTATGAGGGGCAGAAGAAATTGGAAGCTGATTTAAACGCTTTAAATGCAAAATATATCAGACAGGGTACTTATGGAAGCGGTGCTCATTTAAAATCCGTCAGCAATAGAGTAAGGGAGTTAAGCGATGCAGCTTTAGGTTCCGGAGGAACTTTTGTTAAAAACGATTTACTAAAAAATATAGCCTCTAAACACCATGAAGACATAAACAAAATAGGTAAGCTCGGAGAGTATGATCAATTAGCTAATACAGAATTTAGTAATACTCTCGGTGAGATCAAAAACACCAATTTAAGAGGCTTAGAAAAGTGGAAAAATGATCAGGAAAACAACGAACAATTATATAAAGCATATCAAAACGAAAAAAGCTTTCAGCAACCAATACTAGTTAATAACACTAGGAATAGCGGATTTGCTTCAGGGGTGGAAGGGGGAATTAATACTATTTTTCCACAGTTCAATAATCAAGGAATAGATTTAACTTCTATTTCTGATTTAAAAAACAGATATAGCAATTTAGAAAAAGAACTGGCTTCCAGAAATGAAATCAATTCAGCTACAGATTTTAAAACACGGCAACAGGAAGAAACCCAAAGGGAAGACCAAAGGTTAGCCGAAGAAGAAAGATTAAGGCAGGAGCGCGTAAAGCAGTTAAAAACACAAGAACAAGAATTAAATAAATTATATCTTGAACGATTGCAGCAATATAAAGAATCGGCAGCAAAGAGAGA